TGGGGTAGCAACACAGATACCGGAAATGGAACAATTAGAAGTGCAGCTAATGGAACTGTCTTAAGCTCTCCCGATATCAAAACTGCAATTCAGGAGGTTGTAGATAGGTCGGGATGGTCTTCTGGTAATAGTATAGTTATCGCATTCTACTCAAAAACTGAACAGTCCGGAGGCAACAATCAAATGATATACGTTGAAATGTACGAGGACTCAGGAGATTCCCCTGCTCAACTAGAAATAACAACATAAGGATAAAATTATGAAAAGGCGTACATTTTTAACATCTGTAATGAGTGCTTTGTCTCTAGCGGAGACAGTTAAGGCAAATGAAGACCAGTTAAAAAAGAATGGTAAATCAGCTATCTTATTATGGATGGGGGGTGGGCCTTCCACGATGGACATCTGGGACTTAAAATCCGGCGCTCCAACCGGAGGTCCTTTTCGTCCTATTGCCACCAGTGGCGAAGTTCAGATTAGTGAGCATATGCCTTTAATGGCCAAGCAAATGCATAACGCTGCAATCATTCGTAGTATGAGCACTCGTGAAGCCGATCACATGCGAGGACGATATTATATGCATACTGGCTATGTGCCTAATCCATCTATTGACCATCCAAGCTATGGATCTGTAATATCTCATCAGTTAAAAAGAGAAGACATCGCAATTCCTCAGTTTATCTCCGTAGGAGGAGGTAGTATGGGAGCCGGTTTTCTTGGGGCCAAATACAACCCTTTCGTTGTAAATAGCGATGGCAGAATTAGAAATCTAGACATGAAAGTAGACCAGAGATTCTACCAAAGAGCTTACGCTTTAGACGCTATTGAAAATAACTTCATAAACCAGAGAAGGGGTTCTTTAGCAAAAGAACATCAGGCAATCCTTAAAGAGACGTTCAGCGTTCTAACAAGCGCACAAATGGACGCACTTAAGGTTGCTGGTGAGCCTGAGAACATAAAAGAAAGATATGGAGACAATAATTTTGGTAAGGGCTGCTTGATGGCAAGACGCTTGGTGGAAGCCGGAGTTCCTTTTATTGAAGTTAATCTAGGCGGATGGGATAATCATCAAAACATTTTCCCTACTTTAAGAGACACGAAATTGCCCATGTTAGATCAAGGCATGAGCGCGCTGTATGAAGACTTAGAACAGCGTGGGTTACTACAAGACACAGCGATTATTTGGATGGGTGAGTTCAGTCGAACTCCTCGAATTAACGGTAATGCTGGTCGTGACCACTGGGCACGAAGCTGGAGTGTTGTCGTTGGTGGAGCCGGAATGAATGGCGGCATCGCTATTGGCGAAACAAACTCGGATGGTACTCGTGTCGAAACCGAACCCTATACATCTCAGGATGTCATGGCTTCTGTATGTAAGGCGCTAGGTATTTCTTTGGGTACTACGTTTACTAGTAACAGTGGTAGACCTATGAAAATCGCCAACTCTGGTAAGGTTATAACCGAACTGTTTGGTTAATATAATGAAATTCTATAAGAACGCAGTTTACGTGCTTTTTTCACTATCTTTGCTGAATTTAGCGGGCTCTTTCTATATGTTCAAACATATAATGAATAAGGACCCAGCAATACAAGTTGAAATCCCTATAGGGAAAGACCTCATGGAGTTACCCTTGCATGCGAGACTTAGGGATTCACAGATGATGCAAGCAATCCTCATGATCCATCACCAGCTCGGGATACACAAACCCGGCTCTCAGCCGATGTGTCCAATGTGTCAAGATTCAGAAATTAAAACTATAGCAGTAGAGAACAATTAATGGCAAGACAATCAAAGAAGAAGCCCGCAACTAGACAGCGCCGAAAAATACTACGACCAAAGACTAGAAATCAAGAAGACTATATGAGTCATATCCACAAGTCTGATGTGACATTCTGTTCAGGGCCAGCAGGCTCAGGAAAAACTAGTGTATCTGTGGGAATGGCATGTGAATATTTGATCGAAAAGAAGGTAGATAAAATCATTATCACTAGACCTGTCGTAGAATCGGGTAGAGGTCTAGGACATCTTCCGGGAACTTTAGTCGAAAAGATTAACCCGTACTTAATACCCATACTAGAAGAGATGAACCAGTATCTTACAAAGAATACTGTTGAAGCGTATAGAAATAAAAACATTATTGAACTTTGCCCCTTGGAATATATGAGAGGGCGGAACTTTCATAATTGTTTCATGATCCTTGATGAAGCACAGAACGCTACGTTCGAGCAGATTAAAATGTTTATCACAAGAATTGGCAAAGACTCAAAGGCGGTGATAAATGGAGACTTAAGACAGTCCGACTTAGGCAAGCAACAAGGAGGTTTGCACACCTGTATGGAAAAATTAGTTGATGTCTCCGGTGTAGGAGTTTGCGAGCTTGACTATAGCGATATTGTGAGAAGCGATATTGTGTCCAAAATTCTCATAAGATTAAACAAGAAAGAAGATGACGATGAACCAGTCAAATATTTTTAGAGGGATCTTTTTAGCTGTTATTTTAGTTATAGGAGTTAGAGCTGAATATAATAGCTATCAAGCAGAGAAGAGGCTTAGATCTGTGGAAGATGCAGTTTATTATGGCCACACGATTCAGACTGATACAGCCATGAAGTTTGAGACATTCCTTCAAGCGCTTTCTGACGAACTCCCAATAGAAGTCGAAGCTTATGCTACTGAGGCCGCAGAGAGAGTGGCTAAAGAAACAACAATAAGCACGCTCCAACAATTCTCAGAAAATTTAAAGAAAATAGATGTCAAACTCAATAAGTAATTCTATAATATCATAGACTTATTTACAGGAGTTTTACATGCCAACTTATGATTACGAATGTCGTAGCTGCGGCTTTTCCGAAGAAACATTCCAAAAATTTTCCGATAAACCCCTGACAAAATGCCCTGAATGTGGGCTAGAGGAATACAGGCGGGTCATTCTACAAGCGCCTAACGCTTTCGTAAAAGGCGATCCTACAACTGTGCAGCATCTTGCAGATAGAAATACTCAAAAAATGGGAAAATATGAGCTTCAAGACAAGATGAAAGCTGATAATATGGACAAGCACATTAAAGATAAAGAAGTGAACAGGTTCAGAAATAAAATTAACAAGATGACAGCGCAAGAAAAGAAGAGATACATAGAGAAGGGTGATAATGTCTAGCAAAAATAATAGAGCTGAGAGCCCTCATAAGGCAATAGTCACATTTGACATAAGAATACATGAAGTGATGTCTGATGGAACATTATATCCGATGCCTGTTTCTAAAGATGTGATTCAAAAACATGGAATAAACAATAAGGCGGTCATTGCAGTTGAAGGCCTTAACAGAGCTGACTGCATACGCAAGATCAAAGATAAGTTGGAGAGAGTTAATGGCTAGATGGGAAAATGAAAACTTAGATGGCTTAGACATACCGCAGCCACCTAAAATGCATATACAACTTTTTGGAGCTTTAGGTGCAACCCCTAACAGTGAAGCAAACGCTTTCGCTAAAAAAGTGAGCATGGGAAATAGCAATACATATTATGTGTTATATGGGAGAGGAGATTTGTTTGATCCATTTGGAGCAGACAAAGGCAAACACGGCAGGCCATACTTTTCTCTAAAGAAGGTTAAAGAAAGTGTATTTAACCATTATATTGATTATATATCTAGTGAAGACAGGATTTTCTTTACTAGAGCAAGACGTTTAATGATGGAGGTTTAACATGGCTAAAAAAGGCCCACTATCTAAAGATGAAAAAAAGTATATTACAGACAATCAAGATTTGTCTACACAGGAGTTGGCAGAAAAGCTTGATAGATCGGAAGCTTCGATTAAGAAGTTTTCTGATTCACTCGAAAAGCAGGAGGAGGACATTCCTCAGCCGCCTAAGTCTGGTGAATTAATGGCGAGAAACAAAAAATACGGAGTCGTCACTATGACGGAAAGCGCCTCCATGAGAGCTGATGAATACAAGAAAGAGGCGCCAAAGGAAGATCCTACCCCCGCAAGATACAGGGGTGTTATACACAAAATCAAAGGAGACTAAGATGATATGCACCCAAAGAGATAATCACATTAGAAAGCTTATCATGGAAGATATATCCATGACTTGGAAGTGCACCTTAGATGACGGCACTATTGTCTGGGGTGACTATGAGCGTCCCGGAGTAGAGGAGAGCCCTTGGTCTAGACTTCAGGAGTACTGCGAAGAAAATGGCAGATGTGTTTCTAAGGCTCAGGTTATAGTCATGGGAGCTCCTGAAGAAATTGTGTTTGAAGATGAGAATGGTTTAGACGGTTTTTTTATTCTTAGAGGATTCTCAAAGGATATTGACATGAATACCGGCGACGGCCCTTCGTATCAACACATGACATTTGGCCTAATCAAAGACGACCTACAGCATGTAGAGGTCAAAAAGTATAGCTGGCCCGAATGCTCATTTGTAGACTTTGCTCAAGTCAGAAAAACTACCAAAGAAAATTTGTCTTATATGATCTGGAAAAATGGCTCAGAAAAGAAGCAAAGCGAGCAGGTTCAAATCACCCTCAACGGGTGAGTATTGCACCACCGCTCAATATATAGCCGAAATACTCGTCCAAAGGAAGGCAGAGAAAGACAACAAAGGATCTCTGGCTTACAAATTCTGGTCGAAGACTCAGAAAGCTCAATATACTCGGCAGGTGCAAAGATGCAACAAGCTTATAGCTGAGTTTGGAGAGAAGAGAGTTTATGACTATGTAATAAATAAGAACAAAAGAGTATATTCTGTGCTCCCAAATTGGGTCAAAGAAGAAATTTCTAACCATAATGTTAAAGAGCAATCCGTTGTAAAAACAAAGTTAAATATTAAGAAATCAGATCCTAACGCAAAGCCTAGAAAGCCGTTCGGATCTAAAACACTTTTTTCAAAGTTAAGGAATGAAGATGCCAAGAGTCAAGAAAGATGATCCATCATTTGTAAAAGAAATTGTAAAAAAATATGGCAACGTAATCTCTACTGGGAACCAAGTTCTAGAAAGACGTAAAGACTATAAGGTTATTAGCGTTAGCCCCTCCATTGATTTAGCTTTGAATGGAGGCATTAAAGAAGGCTCTTGGGTTATTCTAACCGGAGACCCTAAGTGTGGGAAAACCACTACAGCGCTTCAGATCGCAGCCAACTGTCAAAAGGATGGCAGACCAATTATATACCTAGATGCAGAAGGTAGGCTAAAAGAGATGAATCTGCTTGGTGTGGATGGTCTTGACAAAGAGAAGATGCAGATTATTCATTCTGAAGATGAGCCATTAAGCGCTGAAGCATTTTTAGACATTGCAGTAAAGTTAGTAAGTGCAAAAGAAAACGAAGGCTGTGTCTGTATCATTGACTCTACTTCCTCTCTAATGCCCGAAAAAGAGCTAGATGGAGATATGACTCCCGGACGCGCAGGACTACCAAAAATTCTATCAGTATTCTGTAAGAAGATGGGCCAGATAGTACCAAACCAAAGAGCAACATTAATTATTATTACTCACTTTATTGCCAACACTTCTGGATATGGAGCTTCGAGAATGCCGGATTGTGGCAGAAAAATTCAGTACCAAGCTGACACCAGAATGGAGGTAAAATCAATAACCCCTTGGGTTCAGTCTGATGCTCAGGTTGGCCAAGCTGTAAACTGGAAGGTTGTTTGTTCTTCTATGGGTTCTCCCGGAACTGAGTGCCAAAGTTGGATTAAGTATGGACATGGTATTGACAAGATACAAGAGCTCGTAATGTTGGCACTAGATATCGGACTCATCGCTAAAGCTGGAGCTTGGCTAACTTGTGAATTTATGTTGTCCCACAAGGAGGTGGTCAAAAAAATCAAGCCTGAAGTTGACACAGAAAATGTAGACGCTGTTCTTAAAGCAGTAAAATTTCAAGGTCAAGAAAAGCTTTATAACTTTCTGCTAGGTAATGATGAGGTGGTTTCTATCCTAGAGCATGAAATAAAGGGTATGCTTTAATGTATGTAGTAGGTCTCGATGGTAAGACTTGGAAGTGGAATCCTTCCAGAAGCCAAGCTTCAGTAAACGAAAAAAACAGATCTTCTTTGCATAAAAAAGCAAGATCTATCTTGAAAGAAGTTTATCCCTATGATAGAATACTAGAGGAAGTGACACTGCCGGGAACCAAGACGGGTTCTAGGAGAACGCTTTTATACGCCGATTTATATGTACCCAACAGAGACTTAGTTGTAGAAGTACATGGAGAACAGCACTTTAAATTTAATTCTTTTTTTCATAAAGACAAGATGGCATTTTTCAAAGCTCAGGCTAGAGACAAAGACAAAAGAGCTTGGTGTGAATTGAACCACATGACTTTAATCGAATTAAATTACGATGAATCTGAAGAACAGTGGAGGGCAAAGTTTGACTAACGAACAGAAAGTGAATGAATTTCTACAAAAGGTCGATGACTGGATAGAAGATAGAAACATAGATCTAGCCGACAAGAATGAAGAGGTCGCTGAAGTTATGTCAATGAAGTCTGACGAGATCAGATCGTTGAATCAAGAAAAAGCACTTTCTTTCAGCTTTGTTTTATTTTCACATGCCGAATATCTACAAACATTACATAATAAGGAAAAGACAGTTGTAGAATTTTGTAGCGATAGTATATGGTTTATCGTTGCAGACAAGATGGATAACTACGGAGGTCAGTACGCAAAATGGGAGATGCGTTACTACTCCGCTATAAAAGAAAACCCTTTGGCCGCTGAGTTGAATAGACTAAAACTAACGGCAGAAGCTAGAATAAATAGACTATCAGGCAAGATAGATGCCGCAAAGAGGATGGCGTCCGTGTTGCATGACATAGGTAAGAAAAGAGGATACTAATGAGCGTATTGGAAACAGCTAAAGACCTTCTAAGGAAGGGGATAGCTTTAAACGATGCTGAATTAATAGCTATGGCTAACCAGCTTATAGCCGATAATTCTCCAGCGCAGGAACCTGAAGTTGCAGAGCGGCCCAAGGAAACACCCACGAGGAAGGTTTCTGTCGATGACTTCTCTATGCCTGAAAGATCAGAGGCTAAGGGAGAACGTCACGTACCAGTGAACTCCATTAAGGACAGAGTAAACCAGTTCATAGATGATAAGTCAGAACACACAGATATTACTACGCCAGAAATTACTCTAACAGAGAGAAGAAATCCAACCAAAATGATCTCTCAAAAATGTCAGGAGTGTGGTCGGGATTTTGAAGTCCATGAATCACATAGAAGAGAATGGTTTGTTTGCGATTCCTGCCTATCTGGGAGAAGAAGATAATGGTAAAAGTAAAGTTGTTATCGCAATCCGCAAAGGTTCCAACACGGTCAAACACCACAGACGCGGGCTGGGATCTATATGCCTCCAAGACAGACGCTATTATGCGGAGCTGCAGAAAACTCGTATCAACAGATATCGCTATAGAAATACCAGAAGGATGTGTTGGACTTATTTGGCCAAGATCAGGTCTTTCTGTAAAAAACGGCATTGCTGTTTTAGCTGGAGTGATTGATTCAGGCTACAGGGGAGAAATTAAAGTTTGTTTACTTAATACTTCAGAGTCTACTTTTATGATAGAGCCGGGTGATAGGATTGCTCAAATACTTATACAAAAGGTAGAGGATGTAGATTTTATAGAAGTTGAAAATTTAGATGAGGCTGACCGAGGCGATAGTGGTTTTGGCAGCACTGGGAGATAAAAATGCCTTTTAATAGACTACAAGAAATACTAGCCGAAAGAAAAGCGGCTAGAAATCAAGAAGATGAAACCAAAGAAGCTGTGGTGGAGGAAACCACCAGAACAAGAGGAGAGGTTCGCAAAGAAGCTAAAGAAGAAAGAAAAGAAGAGCGTAAAGAAAAAGTAAAGGAAAGACGGGAATACCGATTAGAGAAACTAAATGCGCTAAAAGAAAAGATTTATGCGGTCGCAGCCAAAAGAAAATGGTTGTTTTTTATCATCGCAGGTGCTATAGTAGCATACCTAGTTATCTTCAAAGGTGGTTTTGGAGGCGGTGATATTTTAACTAAGATTAAAGGATTTTTTGGATAATGAAAAAAGCACTTACTTTAGAATGGAAAGACTTTCTACTCGGCGTATTTTTAAGCGCTACAATTTGTATGGGATTCTATATTTTTAGAGGAATGTAAATGACCCTTGGTATGACAGCAATAGCTGTTTCCGCATTGATGTATATTATTGTATGCGGCTCGTGTATTAAACAAAAAGATTATCCACACGCATTGATGTGGATTTCTTATGCTATGGCCAATATTGGATTATTATGGTACGAAATAAAGAAAATAAACGGAAGCTAGAAGACTTAGCGGCTGAAAGAGCTGTACTAGCTGGGATATGTCAGTACGGGTTAGACTGCTATCTTGATATTGATTTTGTTGATCCTAGCTACTTCACTAACGAGATGAACCAAATCATCTTCAAGTGCATTGAAAAGTCCATGAAAGACTCTCAAAGCGTGGAACTTTCATCTCTGCTATCTTCAGCTAACCAGCTTGGCTTCTATGAGAACATTAGCAGTCAGGAAGAAATAGGCTTTATAAGGTCTTTATTCAACTTTCCTATAAATAAAGAAAATGTACAAATACATGCAGCCAAAATCTCGAAACTAAAAGTCGCTCGTGATGTTAAAAAGACTTTGAAGGTTTGTTCTTCTGAAATAGACAAAGTTACTGGAGACGAAGATATAAATGACATCATATCCCTGATTGAGTCGCCCGTCTTAGAAGTCACTTCCAAAATATACCAGAGAGCAAGTAATAAGCCGGAAATAATTGGCGATGAGGTCGATGATTATATCCAGTATCTTAAGGATAATAAGGATATGTCAATCGGTATAAGCACAGGCTTCCCAATATATGATGAGGCTATAGGCGGAGGCTTAAGAAGAAAATGTGTTGACTTGATCGCTGCCAGACCCAAAGTGGGTAAGTCTATGTTTGGAGATGCTGTAGCCTTACATGTGGCAAAAAACTTAGATATCCCAGTGCTAATGCTAGACACCGAGATGTCCAAAGAAGATCACTTAAATAGAATGCTGGCGAACTTAAGTAATGTCGAGATAAATAGGCTCGCCGCTGGTAAGTTTGCAAATAACGAGCTGGATGTGGAGAAGGTAGAAAAGGGAGCCGAGCATCTAAAGGATATTCCGTATCACTATGTCAGTATTGCCGGACAGCCCTTTGAAAACATACTAAGCATTATGCGCAAATGGATATATCAAGAGGTGGGTTTTGATGAAAATGGTAGGACTAAAGACTGCCTTATAATCTATGACTATCTCAAGCTTATGAACTCAGATAGCATATCTAATTCTATGCAGGAGTTCCAAGTATTAGGTTTTCAAATAACACAACTACATAACTTCACTGTCAAGTATGATGTACCATGCCTGAGTTTTGTGCAGCTTAATCGTGACGGAATAACAAAAGAATCAACAGATGTTGTTTCTGGATCTGATAGGCTTATATGGCTATGTACTAGCTTCAGTATTTTCAAAATGAAGTCAGACGAAGAAATGGCAGATGATCTTGAAGAAAATGGTAATAGAAAATTGGTGCCGATTGTAGCTAGACATGGATCTGGTCTTGATGATGGAGACTACATCAACATGGATATGATCGGCAAATTTGGAAAGATTTCGGAGGGCAAAACGAGAAACGAACTCCGCAAATCAACGGACACTAAGAATAAAGGTTTTGACACTGAAAATGGCGTTGAGCAATACACAGATATTTCAGATATCGAATAAATTATTTCCCAGATTGCACGACATAATGTCGTATTTTGAGATAGAGTACGAAGAGCATCCTAACAGACTGTCCTTCGCCTGCCCTATTCATGGTGGTGATAATCCGATGGGATGTAGTATCTTTACTGATGGTAATACCTCTAAAGGTAATTGGGCGTGCTGGACACAGCACTGTGAAGAAGATTACTCTAAGAGTCTATTTGGCTTCGTTAGAGGAGCTTTGGCAAACAAGCTCAGCAAAGAGGTAGATATCTATACAGCCTACGCTTTCTGCTTAAAATTTCTTAACCTCAAGGCAGAAGATATACCAAACACTGCCGTTGAAACTAATAATGAGATTAAGATACTTGAAACTTTTGAACGAAGTCCTCTTAGGGAGACTCCTAAAATCTCTAGAGATGAAATAGTGCAGAGCATCGCTATCCCATCTACTTATTATATTAACAGGGGCTATCAGAAAGAAACACTAGTAAACTTCGATATTGGTATGTGCAATAATAAAAATAAGCCAATGTCGGGAAGAATTGTTGTTCCAATCTACGATGAAGACTATAATTATGTTGGATGCATTGGCCGCGCTTCCACAGACTGGATGAAACCAAAGTGGCTGCACAGCAAAGGCTTCCGAAAAAGTGCCTACCTTTATGGTATGAACATTGCAAAGGAAGAGATCTTGAAGACGGGAACTGCCGTGCTAGTTGAAGGTCAGGGAGATGTTTGGAGGATGCACGAAGCGGGCATAAAAAACTGTGTAGGAATATTTGGAGCAAGTCTGAGCGATGAGCAATTAGTGCTGCTTGAACAAAGTGGCGCGCTAAACCTAGTAATCCTAACGGACACTGATGAGGCTGGCGAAAGAGCCGCTGAACAAATTGTTAAAAAGGGAGGTAGGAGATTTAACTACTATCGCCCAGACATAACAGAAAAAGACATTGGTGAAATGACTATAGAACAAATTAAAGAACAAATTATAAATGAACTTGAAGGGGTACTTTGATGACCAGAATTTTAGCATTTGCCGGAAAGAAACAGTCAGGCAAAAATACATGTTGTAACTTTCTACATGGATACCAAATGAAGTCTCATGGACTGTTAGATGATTTTGCTATATCGGAAAAGGGGCAGCTCATAGTGTCTACTGACGGTTCAAATCAAGGGGTTCTTGATGTTACCAGAGAAGACCTTGAGTTTGCAATGTGGGCTGTTGATAACATGTGGCCTTTTATCAAGCATTACGCCTTTGCATCAGCGCTCAAAGAAATAGCGACAGGCTTATTTAGTCTAGATAAGTCTCAGTGCTATGGAAGCGATGTAGAAAAAAACACACTGACTTGGTTTCGGTGGGAAGATATGCCGGGATATGAGGGTGAGAATGAAGGTAGGATGACAGCGAGGGAGTTTCTTCAGCACTTTGGCACTGACATTTGCCGAAAAATTCATCCTAACATTTGGACAGATAGAACTATTAAGAACATTAGCTCAGAAGAACCTCTTATTGCAGTTATTTCAGACTGCCGGTTCCCGAATGAGATTGAAGCCGTGAAGCGAGCAGGAGGTAAAGTAATCCATTTGACTAGATCAACATCTACAGACTCTCATAATAGTGAAACCGCGCTAGATAGTTATGATGATTATGATGCAGTAATAGACAATACTAACATGTCTATTCTCGAAACAAATAAAGAAGTTATTAGACTTATTGACGAATGGGGCTGGCTTGGAGAAGCAGTACAAGAAGAAGCACCAGTAGAACCTATTGAACCTGAAGAGTCGTCCTTTGAAGGTTTAGTGGGAGGTATCACTGCTATCAAACAAGAAGGCGAATAAATGCTAGTAACATACATACGTAGCTCTAGCTACAACAATTTCGAGTATTGTCAGATGCAATATTTTATGACTTATGTTTTGGGTCATCAAAGTGTATCTGGGAAAAAGGCACAACTAGGAACAGTTGTCCATAAGGTAATGGAGGTCTTAGCGGGCTGCAAAAAAATATTACAAGATGGTGACGAGCTACTGCTTGAGGATGACGCTATCGGAGAGGTCGAGTTTACTAAGCGTAGACTCGGAACGAAGAAATTTGTAAACGAAATCCTTAAGCGTAGCTACGATCACTACACTGGAAGTTGTATCCATCACTACACAAACGCAGATTATAAATTTTGCGACAAGCTGACTTGGGATGCACTAACATATGATGACGGAAACTTTGATCCTCGTAAGAGAAATATTGTCGCCGCTGAACCCCAGTTTGATATACCAATAGAGGAAGATTGGGCAAAGTATGAGTACGATATGCCAGACGGCACCACGGTAGAGGGCAGGCTTGCCATCAAAGGTACAATCGACTTAGTGACAGAGATTGATGATGGGGTTATTGAAGTCATTGACTGGAAAACTGGACGTAGACTTAATTGGGCTACTGGAGAAGAAAAAACCTACGAGAAGCTCTGCAAAGACCCGCAATTAATGCTGTATCATTATGCAATTTCTCACCTTTTTCCTGAATACAAAGACGCAATTATGTCGATATACTTCATTAGGGACGGTGGTCCTTTTAGTATTTGTTTTGAAGAGAGCGACAGGCGTAAATTTCTAGGGATGCTCAAGGATAGGTTTGAAGAGATAAAGAAAACAACTAGGCCAAGAATGCTGTCTAAGAATCAGTCTCATTGGAAGTGCCAAAAGCTTTGTGACTTTTGTAAGAAAGATTGGCCCGGAACCAATGAAAGCATGTGTCGCCACGTTAGCAATCATCTAGACCAGTTTGGCATGTTAGATACGATACAGAATTGTACAAGAGAAGGTTTCGATGTTGGATATTATGAGGCTCCCGGATAATGATTGAAGTAGAAATTACAGAAGAAATGAAGAAGCGAGCATGGGCTAAGTCTAGAGAGATGGGAGTTATCAAAAACTCTATCATGAAGGGCGATGGAAATATTGCTGGTTTTTTGGGTGAAGAGATTGCAAATGTTGTTATTGATGGTACAATTAATAACACATATGATTATGACTTAGTTTCCCAAGAAGGGATTAAATATGATGTTAAAACTAAAAGATGTACATCACCACCTAAACCCTACTATGATTGCTCAGTCGCAAACTTTAACACTAAACAAAAGTGCGATAGATATGTTTTTGTTAGAATTGAAAATAAAAATAGGCGATGGGGAAGAGCGTGGGTTCTAGGCTGGCTCACTCATGATGACTATTTTAAGAAGGCTAGAAAGCTCACTAAGGGACAAATAGATCCTTCAAATGGATTTGTTGTTAGAGCTGACTGCCACAATGTTGCTATTTCAGAGTTGAATAAATTTGAGGTAAATAATGAATTGGATTCCACTAAACAATAAAACTCACTTCAGCCTGCAAAGAGGCTTTTCTAAGCCTGACAAGCTTATTTCCAAATGCAAAGAGTTTGGATACAACTCTTGTGCAATTACCGATATCAATACAATATCTGGTGCTGTCGCGTTTTTTAAGGAGTGCAAGAAGCAGGGAGTGAAGCCCATAATTGGCTGTACCTTTGAGTTTGAAAATGGAAAGAGCAAAACCTTATTAGCAAAAAACAAAGATGGCTGGTACTCTTTAATAGACTTGGTGTCCAAGAAGAATAGCTACTCAGATGATGTTGTTTATAAACTTATTGATTCCATCTCAGATGAAAATCTTATATCTACGGATAGCATTAAACAAAAGCCCGTGTATTATGTTGAGCCATGTGAGGCAGAACTCCATCGCATACTTCTTTGCTCAGGCTTAAAGACCAACATGTCTAAAGTTGCCAACAAGCTAGACGACAATAAAAAGCTAAAGGAATTTTTCAATTCAGACAACTTTTATCTTCCATCGCCAGAGCGAGTGAGAGAGTTATATACCGCAGAGGAAATTAGCTGGTCTGCAGACATAGCTGCCGAATGCGACGAATATGAAATACTAGGACAGCCCATGCTACCCGAGTTTGATTGCCCAGACGACTATACTGAAGATGACTATCTTAAACAGTTATGTAGAGATGGTTGGAGGACACTACTCGCTGATACAGGCAAGGTTGACGACGAGAACAAAAAGCAAGAATACTTGGACAGAATTAAAAATGAGATGGACGTAATATTTGAGGCAAATCTGTCTGGATACTTTCTAATTGTTCAAGATATTGTGAACTATGTTAGGTCTAAAGGTTGGCTTCCGGGGCCCGGAAGAGGTTCTGCCGCTGGCTGCCTCATCTCTTATCTAATTGGCATAACAGAGATTGACCCAATACAATATGACCTTATTTTTGAACGATTCTACAATGCGGGCAGAAACACTGATGGACATGTTTCGCTTCCTGATATTGACTTAGATGTTCCGGCAGAAAAAAGAGATGAAGTTATAGCATACATTAAAGAGAAATACGGCGAAGACAACGTGTCTCAAATGTTGACCTTCAACAAGTTGCAAGGCAAGGCGGCGTTAAAGGAAATTATGCGCATTAACAGCAATGTTTCTTTTGGTGAGATGAATGACATAACTAAAAATATACCCAACGAGGCAGACGTTTCCGACCTTATGGAACAAAGCGGGGAGAAGTCTTTAATTAAGTGGACTCTTCTTTACCAGCCAGAGATATTAGATAGGTGGTGCAAAGTTAATAGTGAGGACGACCTAGTGGGTCCTCTAGCATCGGTTTTTCAACAGGCTATCGACATAGAGGGTACAATAAAATCACAAGGCAAACACGCTGCTGGAGTAATCATATCGTCCAAAAAACTAAGAGAGGTTTGTCCTATGGTTCAAGATAGGAGCAAAAATCTAGTAGCTGGGTTTGAGATGGGAGATCTTGAAGATCAGGGTCATGTAAAGTTTGATATACTCGGCATTGACCTACTAAGTAAAATCATGGAGATTAAGGAGTAATAATGGATATTAAATCAGACTACAAATCAGTTTTATTTTCGGGATGTTCTATTGACTATAGAGACATCACGCTATGTAACTTAGCTAACTTTATACCTATTAGAGCGAAGATGGCTGGCATCTACCAAGTACATTCTCGCAAGATGAAGTTTAGCAAAATCTACAAAAATATTGACGACGCTGTTGATATGTTCATCCAATTAAAAAGGCAGGCAAAATGAATTACAGAGATATAATTGTTTTTGACTTTGAAACAGGATCTAGAAATCCGTATAAGACACAGCCTACTCAAATCGCAGCTATAGCTCTCCACGGGCGCAAATTAACTCTGCAGCCGGGAGGTGTATTTAACAGTGAAATTAGGCCTATTCTAGACGACAAAAAGGCAATCGAAGCAGGCTTTGATCCGATTGAAGATGAAGCGTTACAAATCACAGGAAAGAATAGGAAAGATTTAGCGAAAGCTCCTTTACCTAAGACTGTTTGGAAAAAGTTTGAGGACTTCTGCAATAAATTTAATTTCAGGGGAACATCCTATACAGCTCCTATTGCAGCAGGATATAACATAATCGGATTCGACTTGCCAATCGTACAGCGAATGTGTGATATGTATGGCACAACGGACTCTAGGGGTCGCCAGACTGTATTCAATCCCATCTTCAAGCTAGACCTGATGGATATGGTATTCTCTTGGACTGAGAACAATAAGGATTTCAAGAGCCTCAGTATGGATTTCCTAAGAGACTACATGGGCTTCCCTGAAGAAAGCAAGGAGAATGCTCACGACGCGCTGCAGGATGTTAAGGATACAGCTAATATACTTATTAAGTTTCTAAAGTTTCAGCGAAACATTTCGGAAAAAACCAAATTTGAGAAAGCATTTGCAAATGGCGAATTCTACGTTTAATATTGATGACTATAGTGACTCTGATGTTTGGGACTTAATTTGTGAGGGACAAACAAAAGGTGTCTTTCAGTTAGAGTCACAACTTGGCAGATCGTGGGCTAAAAGAGTGCGCCCTCGTAACATTGAAGAATTAGCGGCGTTAATATCCTTGATTAGGCCCGGATGTCTGAAGGCTTTTACCGAAGGCAAGTCAATGACACAGCATTACGTTGATCGCAAAGCTGGCATTGATGAAGTTAAGTACTTACATCCAAGTCTTGAGCCAATCCTTAAAGAGACTTTTGGTGTTCTCGTTTATCAAGAGCAGTCTATGAAAATTGCCCAGCAGCTCGCAGGATTTGACCTGAAGGAGGCAGATGATTTACGTAAGGCGATTGGCAAGAAGAAGGCAGACCTAATGAATAAACTAAAAGGGTCTTTTATTACAGGCGCGACAGCGAATAATATTGATGAGGAAACCTCAGAAGAAATATTTGGGTGGATCGAAAAGTCAAATCGCTATGCGTTCAACAAATCGCATGCAGTCTCATATGCCGTAAACGCATACAGGAGCGCCTACTGTAAGGTGCACAGGAAACTGAAGTTTTTTGAATCCTATCTCAATCATTCAGAAAGAAAGCCAGATGCCCATACTGAGATCAAACAGCTAGTATCTGATGCTAAGCTTTACGATATAGAGACGTTGCCTCCTCGCTTAGGACATTTCTATTCTTCATTTACAGCTAAGAATAACAAGGTTTACTTCGGTGTGACAAATGTCAAAGGCGTAGGAAACGCAGAGACCAAAAAACTATTAGACCTCATACCGGAAATTGAAGAGAAGCTAGGCAAGAACTTTCAAGAATTTACTTGGATGGATATACTACTTAACTTTGGCCTAAAGATAAATAAGACCTGCATGGAGTCATTAATAAAAGTAGGAGCGTTCAATGGCTCTAACAATCGCAAGCATCGTAACGAGCTTATCTATGAGTATAAAAGTTATAAAGATTTATCCGCCAGAGAACGACAATGGCTTTGTGAAAACTATATTAGCGAAGACAGTCTTATCGGCTCAATAGATAATATGATAAATAATCTTAAGATAAATTCCAATAGGCTTATGAAGGTTTTTGATATTAGAAATGTCATTGAATCTCCTCCCTTTGATCTCACGGACTACCCAGAATGGATAGCGGATACTGAGAAAAAGTACATGGGTACATCTCTAACCTTCTGCAAAACAGATGCCGTTCAAAGTACAATAGTAAATTCTACATGTAAAGAAATATTGAACGGTAAAACCGGATCAGTTAATCTAGTTGTACATATAAACTCATTGCGCGAGTATGTTACTAAAAACGGAAAAAATCCCGGTCAGACTATGGCATTTATGTCAGTTGAGGACTCGTCGGCAATGCTCGACTCTGCTATAATGTTTCCTGATGCCTATGATGAATTTAAGAATATATTGTATGAAGGCAACACAGTTATTGTTTTTGCTCAAGTATCTAAGAAAAAAGATACCAGTTTAATAATTAATAAAGTGTCCCAAGTCTAGTATATGCATATAATATATTTGTAAAGACAGGAGGTATTATGAACATATGCACATTTATAGGTAGACTTGTCAACGATCCAGTTATTAAAGACGTTGGTTCTACTCATTTGGTCACATTTTCTCTGGCCATAGAAGAATATAGAAAAGACAAAGACGGAGTGAAGAAAAAGCGTGTTGACTTTTTAGACTTTGAAGCTTGGGATAGCGGCGCTACCGCATTTAAAAAAGTTTGCAAAAAAGGTGATTTAGTAGCGATTGAATCTTGTGCTAGGCAGCAAAAGTGGACAACTCCGGAAGAGCAGCAAAAAGAAAGAATTAATTTTAGAGTTAAGAGTTTTAAGATTTGTAATGGTAAAGACTGAAAAAGAACTACTAGACGACTACTATGATATTATTCTTTATCTGTCGGCTAAGTTTAATAATTTAGTACCCACAATCCCTCTAGAGGATTTAATGCAGGTTTCATTTCTTGGTGCAATAAACGCCATCAGAAACTATAACCCTGAAATCGGGCCACTTAGGAACTATGTGTTTTCAAGCTCCAAGAACTACATCTTAAGGTTTTTGTCTAAAGAAAAGTTCTGGGCAGAAAAGGTAAAGCTTGGGCTAGCTGACTTTGCGGAAGTTCAAGAGGACAAAGAATATGCCTTGATGGTAAGAGATATTATAGATAAAGCATCAAACAAACTTTTACCTATTGAACATAAGCTACTTCTTTATAAATCTCTAGGCTCTACACGAAAAGACATATGCGACTCTCTGCATCTTACAAAGAGAGAGTACTACGACTTATTTTATTCTGCGATAGGAAAAGTTCAACTCAATGAGACGTAAAAAAATACTATTTTGCACTGAAGCATCACACCTACCTACAGGATATTCAGTTTACACAAAAGAGGTACTTTCTAGATTGCATCAAGATCCAGCATTTGAAGTTGCGGAGCTTGCGTGTTACTGCGATCAGGCATCAATAGACCCAAATACTCCTTGGAAAATATATGCAAATCAGCCAGTCAAGGGATCTGCAGAGTGGGATGACTATAAGTCATATCCCAGCTATCAGTTTGGAGAATATACATTTAATCAAGTACTACTAGATTTCCTGCCAGACTTTGTTATGGATATCAGAGATTGGTGGATGGTAGAATTCCAGCAGAGGTCTACCTTTAGAAACCATTTTCATTGGGCTCTGATGCCTACGGTGGATGCCTATCCTCAAAACAAGCAGTGGATAGAAACCTTCTCTACTGCGGATTCCGTATTCGCATACTCCGAGTTTGGAAAAAGGACACTAACTAACCAGTGTGATTCTCTAAACTTTATCGACATAGCCTCTCCTTGTGCAAGTGGCAGCTTTTCCCCAGTAGCTAACAAGAAGGCGCACAGGGAAAGTATGGGTATTGGCGGGGAGCCGTTCATTATAGGAACCGTGATGCGCAACCAAAGGAGAAAACTTTACCCAGATCTATTTAAAGTCTTCAGGGAGTTTTTGGACGCCACCAAAGATCCGCAATGTTTTTTATATTGTCATACATATTATCCAGATGTTGGATGGGAGATACCAGACCTACTACAGGAATACGGACTAACCAACAGGGTTCTTTTTACTTACAGATGTAAAAAATGTGGAGACGTATCACCAACGTTTTTCAGCGACTCTATACAGGCATGTAAGGCCTGCAATAACTTCTCCAAAGAGCTAGTAGGTGTAAATAACAAAATAGAAGAAAAAGATTTGGCGAGAGTTTATAATCTGTTCGATGTCTACATTCAGTATGCAAATAGTGAAGGCTTCGGTATGCCTCAATTAGAGGCCGTCCAGTCTGGACTTCCTCTCTTAGCGATAGATTATTCTGCTATGGAATCCGTAGTAAAAAATGTAGGGGCTATCCCGCTAAAACCATTAGCTTTAACTAGAGAATGTGAGACTGGTTGCCATAGAGCTATCCCCAACAATGATGCCACCTTGGTCAAGCTTATTGAGCTTTACAGTAAAGATAGAGAGAGTCTAAGAAAGATGGGGACGCAGATGCGAGAGAACTGTCTCAATCACTACAGCTGGGATAAAACTGCAAAAATATGGTCTGATTTCTTTCATAGTACTCCAGTCAGAGACATATCTGAAACTTGGTTGTCACCACCAAAAATTGTAGAACCTGCAGCCAGTGTCCCTGAAGGACTAACTCCAAATGACCAAGCCAACTTCTTATTTGAACACGTTCTACACACGCCTGAAGCGATAGGCAACTACCAGTGGAAGAGGCTTGTCAAAGACTTGACTTACAAGTGCTCGGCTAGTAGTACTATTCCGGGATACTATTTTAATGAATCTCATATTGATAACAATGTCCAGACATGGGCTAGATTCACTGTAAAAGAAGCGTATGAATCGCTTGTCCAAATGAGAAATCTACATAATAGATGGGAAACCATAAGGGCGCAACAATTAAACTTGAGGTCTTAATAAAATGAAAGTTGTATATATAGGAAACTACAAAGACGGAACCGGATGGGCTAATGCTTGTATAAACAATATATTAGCGCTAGACTCTGCCGGAGTAGATGTTGTCCCGAGAGCTATCAATTTTAATGGAGCCAATGCAGAAGTTCCGGAGAGGATATTAGAACTTGAGTCTAATACATCTTTAGGATCAGATATCTGCATTCAGCATACTCTTCCGCATCTATATGTTTACGACAGAAGATTCAAGAATATAGGGTTCTATGTCACCGAGACACATTCCTTCTCCGATTCGATGTGGCAGAAAAGCATAAACCTTATGGATGAGGCTTGGGTTCCTAACAAACAAATGGTAAAAGCATCTCAAAGAAGCGGCGTCAAAGTTCCCATCAGGATTGCTCCTCATTCTTTAGATATGTCTAAATATGACAATGTTGAGTCCACAGCTAGCGCCCCAGAATTAGAGGGCACCTTCAATTTCTGTTTTGTCGGAGAAATGAGCAAGAGAAAGAACATAGAAGCCTTACTAAGAGCTTTTCATACTGAATTTCATCCCTCTGAACCTGTGAATATATTATTTAAAGTTCACAAATCAGGCTACGACAGTGACCAAAGCCTATCTTTATTTAGAGAACTCTCCAGCCATGTAAAGAGATCTTTGAAGACAGGAAAGAAATATAAAGAGGAAGTTGTGATAGCCGGTTATTTGGAGCACCAACATCTACACTCCTTAATGAAACAGGCCCACTGCTTTGTAATGCCCAGCTTTGGGGAAGCGTGGTGCATACCGGCTATGGAAGCTATGGCTTTGGGTATGCCGGTTATTTACACTCAAGGAACAGGAATGGATGACTTTTGCGTAGGTTTTCCCGTCGAATCTACACTACAGCCTTGCTATGAAGCAACGGACACCCTAGATAGTTTGTATACGGCAGATTCAAAATGGATGGAACCGGACGTGTCTGACCTCGCAGCTAAGATGAGGATTGCGTATCAGCAGTATAGCACAGACAAAAAAGCTTACGATAACTTATGTCAAAACGCTAAACATGGCGCATCGTCGTATGATACAGCTACTATTGGGCGTCAATTAAAGGAGCTATTAGATGGTTAGTAATGCAACACAAGAGTCAGTCAGATCAATATTGAGAAGATGTTTTGCCCCAGAAAGTAAGCTTAACATCCTGACATTTTGCACTCATGAAAGGTACGAACAGAACTTATGCATGACAGGACATGAGTTCTATTCTATTAAGCATGGAAAAACTTGGAATAGAGATTACGGAATAGTCCCAAAGAATTATCACGAGATAGTAGAAGTTCCTACCCATATCAACTTTGATCTGATACTGTCACATACGAGCTGTGAAAGAATAGCCATAGCGAAGGAACTACAATCAATCTATAATATACCAATTATACGGCACACCCATGTACTTCCTGATATCAGGTTTGATGTTTCCAATCAGGTTCAAAGTTTTAACGCTATACCAGTGGATCATGATAGTTTTATATCTAGATACAATATGGGAGCTTGGGGCAAACACGAATCTGCAAACTGCACATTCGTTGAACATGGTATAGACACGGAATTTTGGGATAAAGGCATTGAGAAAGATAGAGATAATGTTTGCCTTTCCGTAGTCAATGATTGGCCTAACAGAGACTGGTGTTGCGGTTGGAATCTGTGGAATGAGATAGTGAGTGGGGGAGATTCTCAACTTCCTGTTAAAGTTCTTGGAGACAGTCCCGGCTTTTCAAAACCTGCCGAGACGACGGAAGCGCTTCGTGATGCTTACAAAAGTTCTTCCATATTTCTGAACACTTCTATACATTCTCCAGTTCCTACAGTCCTCATGGAAGCTATGGCTTGTGGATGTGCTATAGTTAGCACTAACAACTGCATGATACCAGAAATCATAACGCATGGAGAAAATGGTCTTCTAGCTAATTCAGCCGACGAACTGAGGGAACATTGTTTGTATCTCCTTCATAATCCCGACGAAGCTAGAAAACTTGGCGAAAATGCAAAAGCCACAATACAAGATACCTTCAGCTTAAAAAGATTCACTAATAGTTGGAATGAATTATTCACAACAGTAATACAAAATTATAGGTAGAAAAATGAAAATATTATTATCACATATAAAACCAGAAGATTCCGGGGCTCATACTTGGATACAAGACATAAATAATATAGACATGTTTGTTGAAAATTCTGAGGCTACGGAAATTATAGTTGACAATTTTTTAACTGCCTACAACTATAGTAGTATAGGTTCTTTAGTAGCTAAGATAGCGTCAAAACTCAGGCTGAATGGCAAGATCATTGTATATCAACAGGATATTGACTTTGTTTGCCACCAATACAATAAGACTGGTATTGACATACAAGACCTGAACGACTTATTATTTAATGGGGGTATACCAATGTATTCCGCTTTGAACGCAGAAGTAGTGTCAGATCTCCTGAAGTCAACAGGTCTAACAGTAGAGCAGAAGCAAATTAACACCCAGAACATGCAAAGCATTATAGTAGCGAGGAGAGATCATGTATAAAGTCAAAACAAACTGTGAGGGATGCCTCTTTGCCGAGTACGATAAAAAAGGCAAGGAGCAGGTAGCCTGCAAGCTGGGTAGAATTCCCACCTTTAATCCCACTTTTACAAAAGAAAAGAAAGACAAAGATTCTAAAAAATGTTTTGTTTTTGATAGATTTTGTAACACTTACAGACCGGATGAATGGCTCAACCATTTAACAGAAGAAGAGAAAAAAGATCTAAAGGCAACCGCTATGAACGAAGTTTGCCCACGAATGGGGTTCTTCATCTTTCTTAGAGATTCTAGCGAGAATGCAATCTCAGATATGAAAAAACGTTTAGGTGAGCTAAAGACACAAACTATGGGCTCTCCGAGATACATATGTATTATTAATCCTAAAGTAGAATACAATGAAGAGCTTCAAGAGTTATTAGCCTCTAACTTTGATTTTGAGGAGACTGAGTATCATATTGTGCTAAGCTTAGTAGAGTCTGGAGACCTCTCTTTGATTGATGAAGCGTTCAAGCATGGCAAGAATGGCTGGGTTTATGTCGGCTCATCCAATGAAGAAATAAGAACAGACATTATCGAGAAGGTCCATAATCGCATCAATATTGAGCTGCGTAGACTTGTAGTTATTGAACCGTATGACAAAAACAATAATGGCTTTATATTCCAAACTGCCATATATAAACTTTTAGGAGGAAACAGTGTATTCACTGTAGAGGGAGAAGACCAAGAAGTAACCTTCAGGGAAAAGTTGAGCGAGATGGAGATTGTAGATCCAGACCTCGTTTCGTCTTGGGAGGACTTCATAAATGGAACTCCCTAAAGTAGCAATAATAATCAGCAACTACAACTATGGAAAATATGTAGTAGAAGCGATAAAAAGCGCTTTAAATCAGGACTATGAGGGTGACATCCGTGTTGTGGTTGTAGATGATGGATCTTCAGACGGGTCTTGGGAGATGCTTAATGAGCACTTTGAAGACGACTGGACTTCTGGTACAGATGAACATCAGGTATCTACTCCATACTATAGTGGGCCGATGAAATTTTTTGTATGTGACGATCTTGACCTCTGGGTATTTAACATTAGGAACTCTGGAGCTAGCACTGCTAGGAATGTCGCCATTTGGGAAGCGTGGCAATGGGCAGACTACTTTGCTATTTTAGATGCCGACGACATGTACGATCCGTCAAAAGTAAAAAAACATGTAGACAAGATGATGGAGCACGACGAATTAGGGGTGACTTATTCCGACTACGTAATTCATAGAACTGTCAACGGCTCGAATTATAACAAGTATGAGTATAAGTATCCCTACTCAAGGGATGAGCTACGCAGGCAATGTATAGTGCATAGCGCTGGAGTTATAAAGAAAGGCTTTCTAGAATCAGTAGTCAACCTAGAAAATAAAGAATTTTATAATAGCGCTCTACATGGACCCGGAAGTCAAGAATTTATAGGATGTACTGAGGACTATGATTTATGGTTGAGGCTATCCGACGTATGCATGATGTCTCACATCCCTGAACCCTTATCAATAGTTAGAGAAACAGGGCAAAACCAGTCAATGAAGATGACTCCGGAAATATTCCAGAATAATGCTGCAATAATTTCTGGAGGACAAAATGCCTAGATATACTAGAGTAATCAAAAAAGAGGCTCATTCTACAACTGTTGGAATACTCTCTGCTGGTATAGGAAATAAAATTAAATCCTATGAGCCCAGAAGTCTAATAAAGGTTGGTTCCGACAGTCTACTATCTTATCAGGTTAACCTCATTAACAATCTATTCACCGCTCCGGAAATAATTGTAGGCGTAGGTGTAGGCGCTAATAAAATCATGAAAAAAGGATACCCCAAAGATAGCGTTAGATTGGTAGAAAACCAAAACTATTCTAGCACGGGATCATTTGAAACACTCAGACTAGTCGTTAATAATTGCACAACTGATACACTACTAATAATGCATGGAGATTTATATTTCAATGCAGCGACTTTGGATAGTTTGGACTACTCCAAATCATTTGTCATAGTTGACAGTAGTGGAATGCTGAGCAAGAAAGAAGTAGGTGTAACATCCGTGAGAGACAAAGCCACTATATTATCTCATGGACTGCCGATGAAATGGGGACAAATAGCATATTTCTGCGGAAAAGAATTTCAGCTACTAAAAAACGTATGCAACAAGGCTTCTGAAGATACGAAGAAATTTTTGAGTTTTGAAGCTCTCAATATGGTGATAAATAAAGGGGGCAATCTTTACACTGTAGAGCCCAAAGGTATGTCAATATTAGAAATAGATTGTATGAAGGATTTAAAGAATGAAGATTTTAATATCTAGCGACGGTCGCCACGCTCATTACTACCAAAGGACGGCATTAGCTAGAGCGTTTAGAGCTGCGGGGCATGAGGCATCCTTATGGGATTGTCATACTATGAGTGCCTTTGATGCTTTTGATACATTTGAACCTGATATTTTTTTGGGACAAGCGTATAATCTAACTAACTCGCTTATGAAGTGTATATACGAAAGACCTCACCTGAAGATCGGATTAAGGTCAGGAGACTGGGGAGATATTACTCCAGACCCAAGACTTAATGTGTTATACGCTACCGAGGAGCAGATTAGACTGCTAGAAAAGCTGAAGAATGAAACTGGCCAGCCAGACTTTGTTCACATACATTACGATCAAGCGGCTATGGATATAACTCACTCCAAGTACAAAGACATTGGTGTAGATGCTAAGTCTTTGATTATGTGTGCTGATGTCGAAGAGTATATAGACTCAGAACATAAGGACAACCTTGCCTGTGATATTGGTTTTGTGGGAGGGTATTGGCCATATAAAGGTCTAATTATAGATGCCTATTTAACGCCACTCTGTGACCCAGTGGGTAACTACAATATTAAAATATTCGGTAATCAGCCTTGGACTAATGTGAATCAGTACTGCGGCGTGATAGGAGACTCCGATGTTAAAAACCTCTTCGCCTCTGCTAAAATATGTCCAAATCTAAGCGAGCCGCATGCCCATGAATACGGCTTTGATATCAATGAAAGATGTTTTAAAATATTGTGTGCGGGAGGCTTCTGCATATCCGATAATATAACATCTATAAGAAATATATTTCATGGCAACGGTGTAGTTTTTGCAGACTCTCCGTCTGACTTCAAAGATAAGGTCAACCATTACTTAGAAAATAAGGAAGAAAGAGATGAGATTAGCAGGACGGGAAAACAGTTTGTTCTTAATAACCACACTAACTTCCATAGAGCCGCCGAAGTATTTAGATACTTTGGGTTTAAACAAGAGGCAGACAAAATGATAACCGGATGGGGTCATGCTAAGGAGCAATTCAATGTACAAAGATAAAAAAATTCTAATAACAGGCGGAACAGGGTTCTTAGGAAAGGCTGTTGTAGATACACTGCGATCACAAGGCTATACTAACTTGTTGCCAATAGGTAGCTCTGTTGATCTCACATGTTCGCAAGAAACTTTTGATTTCTTCAAACACAAGAAGCCTGATGCGGTCATCCATCTAGCCGCCACTGTTGGAGGGATTGGAGCGAACAAAGACAATCCCGGATTATTTATATATAATAACTTAGTCATGGGCACCAACACCATCGAAGCATCTAGAATCAATAAGATTGAGAAATTCGTAATGGTCGGTACTGTTTGCGCGTATCCTAAGTTTACGCCTGTCCCGTTTAAAGAGGAGGATATGTGGAATGGATATCCAGAAGAAACAAATGCACCATACGGAATTGCGAAGAAGGCACTTATGCAGCTTGTGCAATCATATCATGAGCAGTACGACTTTAACGGTGTTAATCTCATTCCTGTTAATATGTACGGGTCTCATGACAACTTTGATCCTGCCATAAGTCATGTAATTCCAGCACTGATACTAAGATTTCACAAAGCTATGAAGTTTGATTTAGAGTCAGTAGAAGTTTGGGGGACTGGCAATGCTAGTAGAGAATTCTTACATGTTAACGATTGTGCTAATGCTATAGCACTTTCTCTCGAAAAAGATGTTTCTCCAGAGCCAATAAATATAGGCACTGGCGGTGAGATACAAATAAAATATCTTGCCCATACTATCGCAGAAATAATGGGCTATAAAGGAGCTATATACTTTAACTCTGATTATCCAGATGGTCAGCCTAGAAGACAGCTAGATATCACCAGAGCCAAAGAACGACTGGGTTATGAGCCAAAAATTGACTTGCTAGAAGGACTGGAAAGCACTATAGATTGGTTTAATGACAACACAGAGGAGTTCGATGTTTACCTCAATCGTATTTAGTAAAGACAGACCTCTGCAACTTGATCTATGTTTACAAAGTATAAAAAAGAACTTTTTTGCTGACAGTCGGATTTTAGTTTTATATACTACATCTAAGGGTTACGATAAAAGTTATGAGCAATTAATCACTGAACATCCTTCGGTTATGTTTCTTAAACAGAGCCATAATATATTTGATGACATACAGAGCATCGTAAGTTCCAAATATTTTGATGGCATGTCTGAAACCTATCGTGCGGTATACTCTGATCCATTTAAATATGTGACTTTTTTCACAGACGATGATATTATCTACAAAGATCTTGGGATCACAGAGGAAGATGTAAGCTTGGCATTTGAAAACGACGCATGCTGTATTTCCCTAAGACTTGGCGCGAACACGACAATGAGGGATTATGGCGACGGCGTCCTCAGAAGAGATGCCGTTCCGTCGGAGGTGATGAGATTGGGTAATCTACTTGCTTGGAATAGAACTTCAATCCCTATTGGCGGATATTGGGCTTACCCACTCTCTGTAGATGGCCACATATTTAAGGTTAGTCATATTAAAAAATTCCTCGATGAGCTATGCGTGCTTAATACCCATTACTCTAACTTGGGAATGCCTAGAGCAAAGCATGCTTGGAGTCAAACCCCGAATGAATTTGAATCAAAACTTCAGAGGTTTTTCTTCGACCTGCCGCCACTGATGACCTGTACTGAGTATAGTGCTGTAGTTAATTCGCCAAACAACAGAGTGCAAAACACTGCAGCGAATAGAAGTGGAGATGTATATAATTATACAGCTCTAGATCTGAAGGACGAATTTGACGAAGGACGAAGAATCAAACTAGATGATGTCACTATAGAAAATATAGTATGTCCCCACCAAGAAATAAATATATTAGAGGGTTTATCATGATATTCAACTTACAGCAAATAACAGAACACTTAAAAATCCAGATAGGCGGAGCCCTTCATGTCGGGGCTTTTGTGGGCGAGGAGCTAGAAGCCTATAGATCCATGGGCCTAACAAACACAATAATGTTTGAACCTCAAAAAGATCTATACGAAATAGTGAAGGCTAAGTGTATAGGAGATGAAAGAGTTTTCAATGTTGCGCTAGGAAGCTATCAGCACACAGCGGAAATGTTCATCTCTCATACAGAGGGCGGGATTGCTAACGGCTCCGGTGCTTCCAGCTCTCTCTACAAACCCAAAAAGCATTTGACAGAACATCCACATGTGAAATTTAATTCTAAGCAGGAGGTAAAAGTTGAGTGTTTAGACAGCTTTTTAGAAGATAATAGTATTGACACTTCTGGTTACAACTTTTTGAACATTGATGTTCAAGGTTACGAACTAGAGGTTCTTACTGGAGGATTAAAATTCCTGTCTCAAGTTGATCTAGCTGTTATCGAGGTTAACAGAGATGAAGTCTATGAGCACTGCCCAATGGTAGGAGATATAGATGAGGTTATGAACAAGTTTGGGCTTGGTAGAGCTCACACATTTTGGCAATCAGAAAGCTGGGGCGATGCCCTGTATGTGAGGTTATAATATGAGTTTCTTTGAAATGTGTCAGATAGAAACATCTTTATTTGACATTGAATTTGCTAGACAAGATCCGCATTGGGATATGGTCAAGAATGCTTATGAAAACAATTTGGCTAGAAATGACGAGGATTGCGCCATACCTAAAATAATCCATTTCATATGGCTTGGGTGCAAGCTCCCCGAGAAATATGAAAGTATCCTTCAGGGCTGGAAAGACAATAATCCTGAGTTTGAAATTTGGCTCTGGGATGACGAGAAGGTTGAGACCTTCCTTCCTCAAATGATAAACAAAGAGCTTTACGGGAAGACTGATAGCTTTGGACATAAGTCTGACATGCTGCGCTACGAAATACTTAAGAGGTATGGAGGTCTTTATGTAGATGTGGACTTCTTATGTAATGGCAACTTTTCCCATGCTCATGACAAGTATTGTTTCTATGCTGGCATATGCCTAGAAAGACCCGTGCAGCTTAATAACGGAATTATGGCATCAATGCCTAACCACCCTATATTAGATATATGTATAGACCAAATGCGTCTAGATAACCCTTGGAATATAGCATGTCCACACACGTTAGTATTATTTCAAACAGGGCCTTGGGCTTTGACTAGAAGTGTGCTTCATTACTTGGAAACCGTTGGTGATGAAGGAGTCATGATATATCCATCTACGACATTCCATCCTTTCCCAGCAGCTCTAAGGCATGATCCTACCGATGAGCTAATTAAATCTTTCTATAAGCCTTGGACAATGGCCTGCCACTTATGGCATTCAAGTTGGTCAGAGAAATCGGAGCACTACAATGGATGATTTTGCGATCAAAACTAACCATGAAAACCCTCCTCATAACTATGAAATTTTTGAAGAGTACTTCTACAAAAGGTTTCGTAGGGAGTCTCCATCGACTCAGAGAGAGTATTTGCCAGTATGCTGGACGAATTATTACGTGTCGAAAAATTACTGCAATGATGACATGTCTGACCTGCAGCAGTATCTTGACTCTCTGGATAGAGGTAAGGATTACTTTACTATATGTCAATGGGATGATGGTATAGTCAGCAATATTGAAGGTTTAAATTTGGAGGTGTACTCATCTGGCGGTGTCGGAGACTATGCCTATCCGCTTAACTGCATGCCTCATAATACGCAAGACTCAAAAGATCGAACTATATTAGCAAGCTTTGTTGGGGCTATATATGGAAGACATAGCGTTAGAGAAGCAATGGCTTCTGAACTAGGAGATAAACAGGATATATTTATTAGCGAGAGTATCACCTTTGAAAGGTTTCAAGAGGTGCTAGTCAATTCTATCTTTGCGTTGTGTCCTAGAGGTTATGGGAAAACCTCCTTCAGAATATGCGAAGCCTTAGAAGCAAGAGTGATACCTGTTTATATTTATGATGAACCTTGGATTCCATTTGAAGATAAATTGAGCTTTGAGGAATATGGCGTTCTTTGCCATGTAAACGAATTGCCCCTCCTACATAAAAGGCTTATCAAAATGACCGAAGATATAAACACTATACAAGACTTAATAACTAGAGGTGGCGAAGTATACAAAAGCTACTATTCATTTGATGGATGTTACAGTAACATCATTGCCAGAGAGATGGGGAAGCCCAATGAAAACAACTAAAATTAACTTTGAAAAGATGTATGGCGGTTTCTTAAAAGAAGACAACCTGATTACAAACACGCTGAGATTAAGATATAACGTAGTTATCGACGAAAGCAACCCAGATGTAATATTCTGTCAGGACTTTCCCGGAGATCCCGCTGCGCCTGTAACAGCTAGTAGGCTTGGGCGAAGTAAAATCGTACATTGGTTTATAGAATCTTTAGATAAAACCGGGATGCCAAACTATGACCAGTGCAACTTTTCTATAAGCTCGTGTAAATTTGATCATCCGCAAAACATAAGGATACCACTTTGGGCACTTTACATTGACTGGTTTGGTAGACCGTATAACCCAAACAGAAACCAAGCTTTCTTGGTGTGTCCTGAAAAACTACTACAACCAAAGACATATCAACCTAAAGATAAGTTCTGTTCGATTTTGACAAACAACGGGCAAGGGTTAAGAGGAAGTGTATACCCATACTTTATACAGTACTTCATAGACAGAGGGCTTCTAGTTGAGAGCAGAGGCAACTACCTAAGAAACATGGAGTCGATACAAGAGGGTCCGGGCGGAGACGAGAAGGTAAAGTTAGAATACATTAAAAACTTCAAGTTTCACCTATGCTTTGACAATAGTGAATTTGATGGATGGATTACAGAAAAACTTATTCATCCTCTCTATGAAGGTGTCATCCCTATATATTGGGGATGTCCAGATGTTATAGAAGAATTTAACAAGGACGCTTTTATTCATGTAAGAGATTTTGAAAATTCTGAGGAGGTGTGCGATAAGGTGCTGGAGATATATCACAACCCAGACATGTTTAAGGATATACAGGCTCAGCCTACTTTCCCCGGCAATAAAATTCCAGAACACGCTAAACCGGAAGCCATACTAGAAGATTTAACAAGGATTATTGAATCGTAATGACAGCACCAATTAAGTTATGCTCCGATATCATTGGAAAGCAAGATATAGACCTGCTGATCGAATGGCTCAAAGATGTACCTAGACTCACCAAAGGGGAGAAGACACTTGAGTTTGAAGATGGGTTCTCTAAGAAAGTTGGCTCCAAGCACTCTATATACTGTAACTCTGGCTCTTCGGCTAATCTCTTGATTGTCTCGGCTCTACAACAAATGGGACTTTTGCATAATAACAAAGTCGTAGTGCCGCAGGTATCTTGGTCTACGACAGTTTTCCCAGTGATCCAGTTTGGTTTAACACCAGTTCTATGTGATTGTAATTTAGATAACTTAGGTATTGATATCACGCATCTAGAACAAATAATATGTGACGAAAAACCGGCAGCCATTATCTTAGTTCATGTACTCGGCTTTGACTCACACATAGAAAAGATTATTGAACTGTGTGAAGCAAATAACGTAATTGTCATTGAAGACACTTGTGAGAGTTTAGGATCAAAGACATCTGAAAAGATGCTTGGCACATTCGGGCTCGCCAGCTCGTTCTCTTTTTACTTTGGTCATCACATCTCCACAATAGAAGGAGGGATGGTCTGCACAGATAATGACGACTTTGCGGACATGGTGCGAATGATTAGAAGTCATGGATGGGATAGAGATCTAAGCGACGAGAAGAAACAGGAGTATAGAAGCGCGTGTAAAGCTACAGACTTTGACTCTCTTTACAAGTTTTATTATGCTGGATTTAACTTAAGATCCACTGACTTACAGGCTTTTCTTGGTATCAATCAACTAGATAAGATAGAATTTATAACAGAACAGCGACAAAGAAATTACTTTACGTATAGAAACAATTTAAGAGACGACCTATGGAAGCCTATGCTGGAAAAAAATCAGGACACCGTATCGAATATGGGTTATCCGATTATCGTTGAAAACAAAAATGAAATATACAATGCTCTCTCGAAAGAAGAAATAGAATGTAGACCGCTTGTTGCCGGAAGCATGGGAATGCAACCAGCTTGGGTTAACTTGTATGGAGAGAGCGCTATGACAAATGCTACCGTAATTGACAAAAAAGGAATGTATCTTCCTAATCATCAAGATCTCACCGAACAGAATATTATTGATATATGTTCTATTATTAATAAGGAGGCCCAGTAATGTCGGAGATAATCAACTTAGCAAAAGGCAATGGCGATGACCATGTGTATGAAGAGGCAATCAAAATAGCCTCCAAAAAGCTCAAGAATGACTATAGTTTTATTATACAAGTATGGGATCATGAGCTGCCGAAAGAAACCAAGTACCCAAAGGTTTTTATCTCAACTTCAGATGAGTCACATAAAGTCCCTAAGCAAATCCACGATGAGGATTTTGTGCATATATTTAAACAATATATACCGCTTTCAAGATGGAGTCAGGGAGATCAAGATGCCACATCTGTAGAATTCTCACTTTTGGGTGATGTAATACGAAAGAAGGTCACAGCGCTACCTTTATGCCACCTTAAGGGCGTAGAAGATCAAGGCCTATCTATAAAAGAAAGAAAGTACGATTGGTCTTGGATGGGCCAGTTTAATCCATATACTAGACTATATTTTAGAGGTCAAATTGAGAAGTTACTTAGCGAACGCCCCGACTGTGAGAGCAAAGTGTTGTGGTACGACGGATGGAACAATGGAGAGGATGCAGAATCATATTCAGATGTTATAAATAATACTAAGATAGTTCCAGTGCCTATTGGCTCTGGGAGTTATGAAAGCTTTAGGTTTTTTGAAGCTATGATGTGTGGGTGCGTAGTGTTAAACACAGCGTTGCCAACCACGGACTTCTATAACAACGCGCGACATGTAAGACTTAAGAATTGGGATCAGCTTATTCGTGCAGTTGACATACTGATGGAAGATCCTGACCGCATGCAGGTATTATCGGATAGGGCTCGAAAGTGGTATAAGGATTTCTGTTCGCCAGAAGCAATATCAAATCTGATCATTTCCAAACTGGAGGGTGTCATTGAAAACTAAATTCTATGTCATGCATTACAAGCAGGCGCCAGAGAGAAGAAATATACTGCAGCCCAAGCTAGAAGAGCTAGGAATAGACGCAGAGTGGTATACGGACTACGACCAAGAAGACCTTACCGAAGAGTTGATAGACGAACTATATTCTGAAGATTTGGAGTTATTCAAACACAGAATGGACGGATGGAAAACTGATGAAGATTATAGGAACTACAAAGGGATAACAAGATCTCATTTGTCTTTGGTGATAAAGTTTATTAAATGTATTGAGACTATAGCAGAATCTGACTATGATAACGTGGTCTTTTTTGAAGACGACGTTGTATTTGATGACGGTAGGTATGGTTTCATACAAGGAAACAAGGACTTAATATTTGAATATATCAATATGGCGGAAGAAATCGGTTGGGATGTTTTGTTTTTTGGTGGAGCTTTTGATCACGGACTTATAAATAATAAAATAAAAGGGCAGTATAAAAACTTGTTAGAGGTAGATCACCCGTCAACTAACACAACCTCCTCATTCGCCATGACTAAAGAGGCGTGTGTAAAAATACTAGACACACTATACCCGGTATGCAACTCGGTTGACTGGGAGTTCAACTATCATTTTGCCGCCAATAATTTCAGAGTGTTTCATACCTTCCCTTATATCTGCGGGCAGGCATCTACTTCTGGCAGATGTGAAAGCACACTGACTCTAAAATAATAATCTAAGGAATTTGAACATGAAGAAAGTACTTTTTACAATAGCTAGATACGAGGATGAACGACAGGCATTCTTTGAAAAATATACTAGACCTAAGAATAAACGATACTGTCAAAAGAACGGCTTTGAATATATAGAATATAATGATGATGGGCATAAGCATAGAGATTCCCTCACCAGATCTTGGGATAAGTTTGGCAAAGTGCGAGAGCTAATGGAAGATGGACATCTAAAGCCCGGTGACATAGTGACAAATGTAGACGCAGATATGTGTTTGGTGGATGAAAACTGCCCACTAATCACAAACAAGACTTTTTCCTACGCAATAGATTCCTGTAACACTCACTGCATGGGGGCATATTCTTTGAAAATTAATGAGTGGGGAATGAATTTAGTTAGGCTTATTTTAGACGAAGATAGATATAATAAATATAAAGACCATAAAACTATTGGTTCTATGGGGGAGATGAGTTCCTTTTGGGAGATCTTTGGTGAACAAGCTTCTTGGTACAGTCTAGCTGGAATTAAACGTCATAGCTGGACACCGTTTCTCTTGATGCCCCACTATGGGTGGCACTCGGAAACCAATGAAGATACAGCTTATTCCCTAGAAGAGCTATACGCCAATGTTGAAGTCTTAGACCCGAATTGGAATGTCACTCACATACCCGAAGAAGACGGCAATGACCAATTCTATATGCTTCCCACTCGCAGAGAAGATGTTATCATCAGGCATTTTGCGGGAGGAAGAAAGTGGAGAAGAGAGTATTTCGAGGAGTAAACAATGAAGAATATAGCAGCTTTAGTCGATAGCTTATCACCAACACAAATGTCCTTTTATTTGATAAAAGAATTCAATAATTTTGTAAAAAATGTTGATTATTCCCCGTGTTGTTTCTATAATAATTTAATGGCAACCGTTTTACCGCCATTTTTTAGCTGTATGAACATATCTTTTTTTTCAAACTTTAAGGGTGACGCTATAGCTACTAGCATAGAAACAGCCAACCTTCTGTTGAAAACAAACAATTCATGCAATAGATATCTTTACTTGTGGGACATGGAGTGGTTAAGAAACCCTCTAGCGTTTGAAACCATGAGTGAGATAATGAATGATGAAAGGATAAAGCTCATAGCTAGAAGCGACTCGCATAAGGATTTAATCGAAAACTTCTGCAATAGAGAGGTCATCGGAATTGTGGATGACTGGAATGTAGACCAACTTCAGGAGCTTCTATATGGACACGAATAAAATAATACAACACTATGTAGAAGATGGCATGAGCACGCAAGCCATCGCAAAAAAGTTTGATACCTATCCAAACAAAATTAGGCGACTTCTTCTGAGTAATGGCGTAGAACTTAGAGGTAAAAGCGCTGCTCAAAAGATGGCATTAGAATCAGGAAGGGCTAAACACCCCTCTAAAGGCAAGAGACGGAGCGAGGAAGACAGGTTAAAGATCAGTAAGTCAATGGAGTCGCATTGGAAAAACATGTCGGAAGTAGAGAGGAAAAGACGTTCAGACCTTTCTAAGAAGCAATGGGCTGAGATGTCGGAGGTAGAAAAAACATCTCTACGAAAAAAGGCGCATCAGGCATTGCTAAAAGCTTCGAGAGAAGGATCAAAAGCGGAAAAGTATTTATCAAAGAATCTTAGAGAGATTGGCCATGAGGTCATAATGCATAAGAAGGATTTGATTGAAGGAAACTTTGAAATAGATCTGTTTCTTCCTGAGTTAAAAACTATAATAGAGATAGATGGCCCGCAACACTTTATGCCATTATTTGGAGAAAAGAATTTGCGTAATTATGTTAAAGGTGACTCAAAAAAGAGTGGAGCCTTACTAGCTAAAGGGTACTGTGTTATAAGAATTAAATATTTGTGCAAGCATATGTCTGCAGCAATCGCTAGAAGGTTGTGGGATTTAGTGCTGCCAGAGATTAATAGAATTGAAAAGAAGTTTCCCGCCAAAGGGAAAAGGTTAATTGAATTGGAGATTTCATAATGAATCAAGAACTTGAAACAGAATTGTTTGACTTTGAAGAAGTTACAGACAGCGATGTAATCGCTACACCAAAAGATCCAGATGTGCCTGAGTACGGCACGAAGGAGTGGAATGACTATGTTATGAGCCATTTCCGAAAAGACGAACTGATTGACGGTAATCCAATTTGCGCAGGACTAAGAAGGGTAGCTGCGATTCTTTTGGGTGACGTTGTAGAGTCTGGCCCAGATCAAATTTTCCCAGCGACTGACCCCAATGGTCCCGGCAGAGCTACCGTTGTATATGCGGTAGCAATTAACTGGATGAACAGCGGTCAGGTTCGTGTATTTAAGGAGGTTGCGGATGTGTGGCATGGTAATACTGATGATCTGTTCTGCGCTCATCCTGTCGCTACTGCTAGCACGAGGGCTGAAGGGAGAGCTTTAAGAAAGGCTTTGGGTGTTCGATGTCTAGCTGCTGAAGAGTTAGCAAGAAAAGATATTGTGTCCATTGTGAAACAGAGTGTGCAGAAAGATAATCCTACTGATGGTGAATGGGATGAGGATGCTTTAATTAGTAGTTCCCAGATTAACTTTATAGACAACAAATGTAGACAGCTCGATGTCAATGTCATGGCTTTTGTAAACATGGGCGAGTTGGACTATGAAAAAATTGACGACGTAGAGAAGAAGAAGGCTTCGGCTATGCTTGGTGTGTTAAATAAATATCAGACTAAACAGACACCGATTCCTGAAGAAGTTTTAGGGTATAACAAGAATTGGAGGTAACAATGAAAGTAGTATACACGACAAACACTCTTAAAGTGGAATTTGATGGGGAAAGCGTAAAGGATATCTGGAATCAGCTTGCTGTATTTCAGGAGGTATTTGGCGAAGACACTTGTGGTAAGTGCGGCTCATCAAATCTTAGGTTTGTGGTAAGGGAAAATGACGGCAATCAGTATTACGAATTACGGTGTAATGATTGCGGCGCAAAACTTTCTTTTGGTGTCAATAGATCAGGAGGAGGATTATTCCCAAGACGCAAGAGTGCTGATGGAGAGTGGCTACCAGATAGAGGGTGGCAGAAGTGGAACCCAAAAACGAAGTCCCTTGAATAAGGGAATGTTCCGGTTAAGGCAGCCTCGCTCAGGGAAACTTGAGCGGGGTTTCTTTATGCCCAAAAACAAAGCCCCGCGATTAAGCAGGGCTTCGTGATGGACCAACGGCGTAATTCTATTACAGATACTCTAGAGATACATACAGTCCATATGAAGTTTTTGAACCAATGCTAAGTGGTGACGCTGAGATACCAACGTACCAAGTGTGTCGTAGAGCGACACCAGTACCACCAAACGTATTAGTTGTAGCCTTAGTACCCATATCTGGGCAGTCATCAGGTCTGTTACTATTGTCGTAGTATTGCATCCATTTAGGAAGCACGTTGGCTACGTCAGTATTAACAACATTTAAGAAGTGACCACCACTTCCGGGCGAGTTAAACAGCGGTACAACAACACCAGTACCGCCAACAGTTTCGGTATCACCAGTGACTGTACCAAGTCTTGAGTCTCCATTGCCATTGCCAGCAGTAGCTTCAGTTTGGGTAAAGTTCATGAATTTAACTCCGGAAGAGTTTTCATAGAAGTCTTGACCCGCTCTAACTGGACCCGAATCTGGCCAAGGGGCTCCCCACCAGAACATGTCGCCAGAACCATAGAAGTTACTATTGTAGGCAGTGTTATCCTGACCGTTAGAAGATACCCAAGCAGAGGTTGTTTTACCGTCAAAGTTTACGAGTTCGCAAACCTTAGTAACAACTCCAGAAGCTGGGTAATCTGTATTTTCTCGGTCGTAGATTCTTAGCTGACAATTCTGTACGTTAACATGTGATGTGTGGTCAAAGTTGATATGAAAAGTTCTCTGACCTGAGTTCAGCTTTGTAATAGGAATACCAGATCCGCCGCCTTCGTAGACGCCAGTAGCTGGTGTTCCAGCGTATTTTAAGTTTCTAGCTGCTGGGCCTTGAGCGGTTCCAGCTGCGTTGGTAACAAACGTCTTGTCTTGAAAAGACCCGATTTGTACCGAAGAACCAAAAGAAGCACCGTAAAAGCCCAACCCTGAGCCTACAATGTTTTCTTGGTTATATGTTCCAAAAGTAATTTCTGCCATTTTATGATCTCCTTTATGTATCTAGGCACCTGCATAATAACATACACAAAACGGAGCGTAATGTGTTCTTTTTTATCTATTTTCTACCACATCCACCGCATTTTCCGGGAGTATCCTTATATTCTAACCAATGTCCCAAAGGACAGGCTTCAGAAGCCCATGAAGTCTTTATATCTACAAAACATCCACACTCTGAACACCTTCCATCATTATTTTTGTCGCAATTATTACAGATCTCTAATCTGCTTTTCATTACCATATCTGGAGTATTTCTACCCATATTAGCGACATGTTTTACTGTAGCTTTCGCAAAGTTGGCTGCCTGCTTAATTAACGGAGGCATCTTTGGTTCGTTTTGAATGCCAGAAGCACTCTCGTCTTCTTGTGTCTTAGAATGGTTATACCCACAAGTAATACATACATCATCAAAAACTTGAGGATCTAAACAACAGTCATATCGTTTTTGCATACTTCACCTCTATCTCAATTCTATTCCTATTGAACTAGTATAGTTAGTGCTGATTTGTTCTGGAGCAGCAGTGAACCTAATTAGCTCACAATCGAATCTTTTTGGTCGGGGAACCGCCTCGTATTGGCAGGAGCTGGTTCTATTTCTTGCAAAGAAAAACCTACTGGATTCCAAGGGCGAACTGTATGAACTATCAAACCATAGATAACCGTCACCATTTGGAAGATTGTCAGGATAGCCTGAAGCTCTCCATGTTGTTGTCGGATCTCCTAACATATCAGTCTGCTGGTACATCGCCACTTCCCAACTCGCATCAGAGGTTTTTAGGTCAGCCGAGGGCCATCCAGACCCTCCTTCTGCTCGATAGTTCCCAGTATAAAGACTTGTGTAAGTACCCACTTGATTTGTGCCGTCGCAAAAGATATTGTTGTCCTCGGCATATTGTGATCGGCCCCACCGATCCATATATGGATATTTTTCAATAGATGGTGGCACCAGAATATGCTTCACCTCAGTGCTACAAACAGCCCAATCTGATACCGCTAAATCTATGTCTATACTTGGATCTTGGGCCAGATGACCGGAATCCACACGGCTAAAATGACCACTTCGTCCTATTGGATATAATCCTCCAAACAAATAAGCGTCATTGTAAGATGGAAGCAGCCCCAAAGCCTGTTCCCACATAAAGGTCGCAGGATCTGAACTCGTTGCTGAACTCTTTATCGAATTTATACTGCCAAACAGTACACCGGGACGACGCATAGTGTAGTTTCCAAGATGATGCATCGAGCTAAAAGTAACGGGTGTGGGAACATGTGCTCCGTTATCGGCAAAATAATCTGGGCCATACTGTAATATTGATGGTCCGTTTACTAGCTTTGTATGTCCGCGCTCTGTCGCCATCCACGTAAATCCGGGGTTGCCATAAAGACCGCCATCAAAATTGTACCCGCGACTGAAGTTCGTCTCGAAGTAGGCAAATCTGTGACTAGCATCTTTCGCCGTTTGCGGTATGGCTCCTCCAGAAGACGCTCCATTTGTTGGTGTATGATAAATATACGCATGCTTATTGTTCACAGAAGTAATCTCCCTGAGCGAGAGAGGAAATTCCAAAGATGTAGCGGCCTCGTCAGTATTCTCTACTTCGTATACAGTAATATTAACCCAATTTAACCAGCCATCAACTGTTTCATTATGTATTGTTTTAGGCTGACCAAAGGCAACTTCTTGGGCGGCACCTGTCATTGGGTCATATATCTCAATAAAAAACCAATTCAAGAACTTATTGTATGAAGATGGCATCCAGACTCTGGGCAGCCAATCCTGTGTCGATGGGTCCCATATTGTGAATGCCTCCTCTATAGGCCTTGCTTTAGTAGCACTTGGATCTTTAGTTAGTCGGTCATTTCTCCTAATGGTACATCTGTCTGCAAAGCTTGGCAATCCTGTTGGGCTATATGTCATACCTGAAAAACACTCAGGGCGCAAATAATCTGAAAAGTTCAAATTCGCTAGGAGATTACCTTCGTCAGGAGTCGCAAATGAAGCTGCGTGCTGATCTCGGCCACTCCTCCAGTTTTCATTGTAGAGAGTAAAATCATCACCTTCTGGATGATAGATAGGAGACATAATTTTATCCAAATACCCTCTTTTTATTTGATCATCTATAACACCTTGAACAGCATCCGTGAAACTACTATAAGTTAGATGTTCAATATTACTATACATTTTTACTTGCATTTCGAGAATCTGAGTATTCAGACCTGCTGAGGAATGAGCCACCCAGTCCACGCCTTCTATAGAGAAATGGGAATTGTCCCCGGTTTTTGCTAAGCAACGCGCCCTCGCTTGCATCTCATTGGGGCCCGGCACATTACTATTTGGGTTTTGTTCTAGTCTTCGCTGTCTTAATATGTCTTCCTCTCGACACCAATCGACGGCTCCGAATCTCGTTTCTTCTTCCGATAAATATGCACGCGGACAAGTGTTCTCATGAAACTTCCACCGAATTTGTTTATGGACGACCCCAAGAGAAACCGGCACGACTTTCTTTATCATGACAACCTTATGGCCTGTGTTCTTGTTAGTAAATATTTTAGATTGGGGATAGCTCCAATTCGGTGATTGCGCTTGGTTTTGCGGGTGCAAACTTCTCCTCGCTGCGTCGTGATCAGGGCTAAAATTAACATACTCTCCAGTCTTAACAAACTCTTCAGGTACATTTTGAGGTGTAGCATCAACACCCTTAATAATTATCTGAGTCATATTTGGATGTAGCGCAAACCTACTCTCTTGAGGCTGGTTGTCGAGGCCCTCGATTGCATCTGGAAGTACTATATGTACATCTTTTAAATCATAAGGACTAGTTGCATCAGGGAGAGTTTCGACTACTTCAACTTCTATATCGTCTCCACAAAATATTTTGAAAGAGTATTCTTCCCTAAAGCCCCATATCGTATAGTATGGAACGCTAATGATATCCCCACCTTCTCGCGGCGCGTTAAAAACATTGGGACATTGACCACGGGGAGGTCCGGATATATCTTTGAAATGAGTTTGGCTTGTTAGCACAACTTTCGTATTATTTGAAGCTATAAAATTGAATGAGTTAAGCGCTGGTATATTTTCAGTTTGATTATTGATATTGACAGTCATCATATCAAACTTATCTCTAAGCAACCCAAAAGCCTCGTTGCAGCATGATGTAGTGCAGGTATCGCAAACGCCTTTTATGTCTGATATATTTACACCAGTGCTGATACTTATTTTTTCTTCTGGCATTATACGTTATCCTTTGGGTTTAAAATTTCACACTTATCTACTGGGAAAAGCTGTGCCCATGCAGACCCCCCTGCGGGAACATGGAAGAACCCAGCTTGTGGCATCTCTTTGTAAAAATTAATGTAAGATTTTCTTTCTCCTTCGTAAGATTCTGGAAGCAGGTTTTGTGTTCCAGTCCATAAGTCTTCAACCTTAGTACCCCATCCATAGTCTTCAGACCTAGAAAATTCTAATATATGCTTAGCTCCATTAGTCAAAGAAATTCTATCCAAAACTTGGTCTTGATTAGCATTAGAATCAATCTCCTCTTCAGTAGAAATACTTGCTACCTTAAGTATTATACCCTTTAACACTGGATAAAGCTTACCTTCATATTCAGCATAGGCAAAATATCTGTAATCTAAAACATCTGGTAATTTACTATAGGGAGATCTTACTCCATATAATCCTTCTGGATAAGGGTTTTGAGCCTGAGCAGTAATTGACCACA